TATTAATACCCTGCTTGGCGAGCAGCAACAAAACACACCACAGATTGAGATAGTGCCCTTGTCAAATTGTACAGAGGAAGTTGCAAAGCTTCGACAGATTGTCGTTAAAGATATCATGATGTCTACTGATGCAAAGACAGTCTATCAACAAGCAGCTAGCCAAGCATTTATAGGCGGCTTTGGTGCATTCATAATTGACACAGCTTACACGCATGATAAGAGTTTTGACCAAGATATCGTTTATCGTTCAATCAGAGACGCAACTAGATGTTATTGGGACATCGGCGCAGAGCACATTAACAAGATTGACGGTCAAAGATGTGGCTATATCACACGCATGACACGCGCCAAGTTTAAACAAATCTATGGTGAAGAAATAGAAAATAGTGTATCAGGCGAAAGCGCAGGCCGCGCAATGGCTACTAATGATGAGATAGCTGCAGCGGTTGAAACAACTATTCAGGGCGATTTAGGCTTTGGCTGGTGTGATGATAACTCTATTACAATCATCGATGACTATGAGCGCACATACGAAACTGACACGCTATACAAACTCACGAACGGTGATTCACTCAATCAGCAAGAGTTAGATGAGCTTATAGAGTCCTCACGTGAACATATTGAAATGATGCGTCAAAAACAAGAAATGCAAGCTATGCAATCAATGCTGGGAGGGGGTGATTACGGTATGAACCCTCAAGCTATTATGCCTCAACAGATGCAAGGCGGCATGGGCATGATGCAAGAAGGCCCTGAAGGCATGGAACCTCAGATGATGCAGCCAGAACCAGAAATAGAGATGATGCCCAATGAAGACGACAGGATGGCGTTATATGTGGATGGTAAGCTTGTGCGCATTGAAGACGAGCGAGAATACAAGAAATCGGTATTCATTCATAAGAAAATGGCCGGAGATTACATTTTAGAAGAAAGTGAATTCCCAGCAGAAGACTGTCCGGTTATCTTTGTTGACCAGAATTCCACCTATGACAAAGAGGGCAAGCAGATTTGCCGGTCATTTATAACTGATGCTGTCGATGCTCAACGCTTTTTGAACTATCTCGGGACACAAATTGCATACCTACTTAAGATTAGCCGCTGGGATCAGTTTATAGGCTCAAAAGAAAACGCTAGAAGCCCGCAAACCCAAAAGATTTGGACAAATCCCGCTGCCGTTCAAGGGTTGCTGATGTACGATGAATCGCCCACAGGAATGAAGCCAGAGCAATTGCGCCCACCTGAGCTGCCTATGAGCTTAATCAATCAATACCAGCGCGCTATTGAAGATATGTACACATCAACTGGCATGTATCCCTCACGATTAGGGCAAGAGGGCAATGAGATATCAGGCGCGGCTATAGATGCACGCACACGACAAGGCTCATATCCTACTTATGTTGCATTCAACTCTATTAACCGAGCTATCACAGCCGGAGGTAAAATCGTTAATCAAATGATTCCGCGCGTTTATGATACTCAGCGTGTCTTATCTTTGATGATGCCAGATGAGGGACAAAAAAATATCACTGTTAACCAACAGATGGATGAGTACGGTGAGAACATCAAGAACGATATCAGAAAAGGAAGCTTTGATGTTCGCTTGCAGGCTGGTCCAAGCTATGAAGGACAAAAAGCAGAGGCGTTACAGTCACTTAACCTTGCATTACAAGGGAATCCACAGATATTCAATCTTGTTGCCGACTTGTATGCAGAAAACTTACCACTTACCAACACTCTTGAACTTAGGAACCGCTTTAAGACTTTGGTACCGCCTGAAATTATTGAAGCAGGTAAAAGCGGAAAGATGCCACAAGAGGCGCACCAACCTAGCGCTCAAGACCAAGCTGCGATGGCCGAAGCTCAATACAAGAAACAAAAGATTGAACTAGAAAAGCAAAAGCTACAAATGGAAATGCAAGAGCTGCAAGCTAAACTTGAGATGGATCAAAAAGAGATGCAACTCAAATACCTTGAGCACACCGCTTCACTCGAAGAAGCCAAGCTGCGTTACATGTCAGAAACAGATAGAACGCATAGTGATAATGCTATAAGTCATGCAGATAATATAACAAAAATGATGGTTGAAAATATGAAAGCAAAAAAGGAGAACAAAAATGGAAATACCCAACAACGTAGATGATATGTTGCGCGAAGCAATGACAGGTCAGAAGCTTGACCCATTGCCAGAGAAGGCGGCTGATGTTCCACATGAAACATCTGATATTAGTAGCGCAACTACCGCAAGCACCGCACCAAAAGCAGATTTACCGCAAGAAAAGGTTGTTGATGTCCCTATTAAGCCAGCATCAAAGCCAGAAAAGCCAGAGACCAACGAATACGGGGACGCCACCGAAAATGGATTAGAGAAAGCTCATAGTCCAGATTCGACCAATGAATACGGACTAGAGACTGAAGCGCCAAAAACCTACACAAAAGCTGAGATGGATGAATATGCTAACCGCCTTATGCGTGAGCGTGTAGCAAGGTTTGAGCGTAACAACCAACAGCAACCTACTCAGCAACAGCAACAACAGGCTGCACAGCAAGGCTTTCAGTACGATGAAAACTCAACGCAGGATTGGCAGCAACAGTTAGAACAATTCTTCGACCAAGCCGCCGACAGGCGTGAGCAACGAAAGGCCGAGGCATTACAGGTTGCCGTTCAACAAGAAGAAATGCAGCAGCTAGGGACAAAGTTTCAATCTGGCATGAGGAAATTTGATGACTACCATGCTGTCTTAGCTGGCAAAAAAGTCACTGATGCCATGGTAATGGCTGCAAGTGATATTAACGACCCAGCGGCCTTATTTTACGCTGCTGCTAAGCGCATGCCTGATGAATTGGCTAAGATTGCAGAGATTAAAAGCCCGTACGCCCAAGCAGCTGCTATTGGCAGATTAGACGAAAAACTAAGGAAAGCATCAGTGAAAGTAAGCAGCGCACCTAAGCCGATTAGCCCTACGAAAACTGATACAACGACAGCATTTCAGCCTAAGCAGACATCTGGCAACGAGCTCGATGATTTGCTCCTGGCTGATAAAAAGAGTCGCTTAGCTAGTATTTCCTCTCGTAGACGTTAAGTCTGATAGTTCTTAAGATAAGAAATCGCGGCCTCTAATCTTTCAATGGAATCATTCATTGATCCTAGCGAAACATTGCATTTATGGCATAAGAGGCCGCGAATCATTCCTGTATTATGGCAATGATCTACTGCTAATTTTTTTGGGCCATCCTTATTATTAGACTTCATTGATTCAGGATTATTGCAAATAGCGCAAACATTATTTTGCTTTTGAAGCATTTCTTCATAAGATTTCTTAGGAAGCTTTATCTTTCCATTCCAGACGAAAATATCTTTTTTATACTCATTTCTTTTTTTATGGCCATGAACCGCAACAAAGCTATCTTCACATCTTTTCAGGCAGTACTTACAAGAAACCCAAAGCTTATCTTTGTATCTGTATTTAATTTCATCTATGTTTAGAGGCCCATGCGTCTTGCATATCTTTATTATTCCTTCTGGAAGATCTTTGGGGGGTATTTCATAAGTTTTGTACTTACTCTTTCTTGATCGGTGAAGTTGGCAAATACGTCTATTTTGTTTTTTATCTCTCGGCCTGTCACATCCAGGAATAATACAAATTTCATCTGAGCAACTAGAATATTCATTAGACATAAAGACCTCTCTATAGAAAAGAAGATTAATTTGGCTTAATATTGAGACTGATGTGTATTTCCAGTCTCAATCACCATCAATTGAGCATGTACTTAAGCGTGTAATTTATTGTCTTCCGCTGGACAGATAGGAATGAAGATTGATTTTTCAGTCTTTGTAGTTATTTGTTTATCAGAAGGTAATATACCATGGCACTCAATACGTTCCAAGTGACGCAATATGTCTTAAATGACGTTTTTATTAGATTCTGGAACTCATTATCATTTGCTCGTGTTTCCAATAGAAACCTCGAAGGCGATTTTAAAAATCTCAAATACGCTACAGGTCAGACAGTCAACTATCGCCTGGAAGAAAGATATCTAGGTGGTGAAGGCGCGACAGCAGTTGAAGAAGCTCGTATTCAGATAATCAGACCTCTCACCATTGAAAAGCAATTTCACGTTATGTTGGGTTACAACACTTTCGAATTAACTTTCGATCGCGCACGTGACGAACCATATCTTGAAATGTGCAACGCTCCTCGCGCCAAAACACTTGGTAACAAAGTTGAGAAGTTCATCTGTTCAACCAAGTTTCAATTGCAAACCTATCAAGCAGTTGGCACACCTGGCGTAGCTATTGACCAATCAACCATCTTTGACGCTGACGCTTACATGACTGAACTTGCTATCCCTGAAGATGGCAAACGTTATGCTGCTATTTCACCGCGTACCGCATCAAGCTTGAACAACTCATTGTTTAATGCGTTCAACATGACTGTCAACACGGGCGCGCTAATCGATGGATTTATCGGCCATTTAAGTGGTTTTGACTTCTTCAAAACTAACTTTTTGGTACGCCAAGTTGCAGGCGCAGGTGAAACAGGCGCAGGCGCTCCCGCGGGTTATCAACTCGCTGGAACTATCACCAATGGTCCTATTGCGGCTGGTAATGGCAATTTAACAGGTATCGGCACAACTACTTTTGCTGTAACAGGCTTGATTGCTTCACAAGCAATTGCATTCAACGTTGGTGACATCGTTACTATCGCAGCGGCTTCTAATGTGTTCATGGTTAATCCTTTAACCTACCAACCATTAACAACCACAGCACAATTTGTTGTAACCGCGGTAGCAGCATCTAGTGCCGGTGGCACTGCAACTGTAACTGTTAGCCCAAGCGTTGTAACAACCGGCGCTGAGCAAAATATCTCTGCCGCTATCCCTAACGGTGCGCAGTTATATATGGCTCAATCACATAACGTTTCCTTGATGTTTCATACTCAGGCAATCGTGTTTGCAGCGCCTCCAATTAAAGAACTCAAAGGCGGCGTGGAAGCGGTTACCTCTTACTCAGACCTCTACAAGTTGGCATTAACTGCAACTTTAGGCGCTGATATTCGTAACTACCAACAATTAGATCGTGTTGACGTTCTTGCGGGTTGCACAATCAACCCTGAGTTCGCTGTAAGAATGATGTCTTAAAACGCTCTCAACGTTTCTCCCGCATGGTACGCAACGTGCGGGAGTTTTTTAAACTAAGGAGCACTTATGACAGTCGAGCACGTAATATATCAAGGTCGAACTATTCCTAAAGATGGCTTTAGAGCTTTCATCTATGGTTTTGGTGGCGTTCAAAAACTTGTTGAATCATGGGAAGAATATGAAAAAAATATCTCTTCGGGCTCGTGGTTTTCGACAAAGAATGCAGTTCCGACTAAAAAGCCTTATGAAAAAGGCAATAAATAATGACCACCATTAAGCAATTCCTTGACGATAGTTATCGACTGATAAACCCTAGCAATCCTACACAACCATTGCACGGGAATGATTTATCTTTTGGATTGAGAAGACTCAACGACTTGCTAACATCGTATGCCGCTGATGGCCTTATGATGACGATTGCGTCAACGCAAACCGTAGCGCTAACAGTCGGCCAAGAATTTGTAACTGCAGGCCCTCCCCCACCCGTTACGGTGCCGCCTACGCCTCCTTTGTATGATATCAGCATAGGACGCATGGCAAATTGGGAAAGTGCATGGTTAAACTTAATGGGCGTGGATTATCCGCTAGTATTCAAGACGCAAGACCAGTGGCATTCGGCATTTAAATACCAACCATTGTCTGGTTTGCCAAGATTTATTATTCCTTTTCCTGATGTGCAAAGCGTTTCATTTAGAATATATCCATCACCCAGCCAGTTCTTTCAGTTTTTCATTAGGGGAAAATTTCAATTGCCTCCTTATATGTCCACCGATGACACGATGCTGACATTGCCAGGCTATTACAATCGATACTTCCTATTTGCCGTAGCTAAAGACTTAGCCATGTTTAAAGGCAGGATGGCAGCCTGGACGCCAATGTTAGAAGATGAATTGATGAAGGCCGTTAAGATTATACAGGCTAATTCTGAGGTAGATTTAGCTATTGTTGGCGATGAAGAGAGTTTGTTGAATGGCTCATGGCGAGTGAGGGCTGGCGTGTGAGTCAATTAACTTATACCATAAATGGCCGCATAGATTTAGACGCAAGTCGGTGTGGTGTTATAATTTCTCTTTTTAAAATGAAAGAGGAAACGATGGTTAAGTTAATAGATATATCATCTGGTGAGATCAATGGTTTTAAAATAATAAAAGATTATGGTCGTTCAAACAAAAGAAGGCAGGTTGATGTTATTTGCAAGGGATGCCTAAAAGAATTTAAAACCGATATATCGGATCTTAGAAGAAAGAAAAGCTGCGGATGTCTTCCTTCATCACATCATTATTCTTTGCCAAGCGAAATCAACGGATTTAAGATTTTGAAAGATCTTGGAAGAGAGAAAGGAAAAACAAGAAAAGCCTTGGTTATATGCAAAGAGTGCAACCAAGAAAAAATAATGGATGCTTAT